TAGGACAGGACGGTGAGGGCTTTCAGTGTGAAGCTAATCATTATTTGGTCCCCCTTGCCTGTGAGCCGATTACTTTAAGCGTTGCCCTAGCACTGGCGACGATACCGCGCAGCGAAGGGCTATCTGCATCGATGTAAGGTTCGGCGTAAAACAACGCCCTGCTGCGTAGCTCGGCAAGGGCCGATGTTTCCTCGGCACTGATGTAATAGTTTTGTTTGGTGGCTTTGAGGATTGCCGGTGCGTCACAGTCACATTCGACATGGTCATCATAATAACGCTGTGGGATACGGTACTGCATCATTAGTTTGTTTCCTTTTGTTATTGCGGGGCATGATTGCCCTGCCCTTATTTTGTACCACAGAAAGCAAACGGATGCCAAGCCCCTTTGCATATGTAAGTAATATTATTTTGATGGGGGTTGGCCTTGGGTTATCCGAAAGAAAAAAAATACCCAACACAAAACAGAGACACGGAACCCGACCAGCTCGGCGTCGGGCCAGCTCGGGCGCATCGGGTCGCATGGGTTCAATAGTCCCTTGCATAGCTAGGCGGGGCAACGGTTCCAGCTCGGGCCGTGCCATGGGTTGTGACCGGCTTGGCTAGGCGGGGCCGGTGGTGTCATTCGCTCTGACGCCCCCGTGACCCCCCAGAGGGGGATTTTCCTGTCATCCCACTCGATATTACCACTTCGGATTTTTGTGGCAATTTTCATTCCTTAGTTATCTGTAAGTATTCACCCAGCTAACTCCAGTCTTCCCCCGTCCACCTACAGCTCCCCTAATGAACTTCTCCAGCTCATCATCGAGCCTCTTGTTCCTTAGATCAGCCATGCCACGGTCTTCGTCCTGAGCCATCTGTTCGACCCAGTAGTTGACTGCTATAGCCAAGGCGTCGAGCCTATCGTCGTGCTTTAGCGCACCACGGTCATAGGTCACCCGAGTCAACTGGTAGACCAGCGTCTTGGTGTACTTGTTCTCAGCGTCGTATCTCTGAGCCGTCTTATAGTCATCTTCAATCACACTGGAGTCCACCACCAGTTTATGACGGGCCATGACAGGCTCGATGGTGTCAATGATCCGACGTTCCTTCTGTGTCGAATGTTTGACCTCTTCGATCATGCAGGGGTGTATCTTGTTCAGCACGGGCTTCATGAGCTGAGTGAACATACCGTCACCGAAGTTGGCCTCAGTGATAATAGCGTTGACCTTCTCCTCCTTAGCCATCTCGGCTAGCTTGGTCAGGGTCTCGTTGTCGTAGCCTCCTTGGAAGCCACCACATCTCCTGACGTACAGGAAGCCATTCAACATCTTCACTACAGCGTAGCCTGTCTCGTCCTTACCACGACCAGCAGGGTCAATCGCTAGGACTGATCCTGTGTACTCCTCGAAGTCACTTGAGGTACTCCTTGGGTGGTAGAAGCGATCCCCAGCCATCGCCAGGTTCGGTAGGTCTTTCCATTGTTTCTCAGGATCAGGCATCCAGTGGATATCCATAGGGGCCTTCTCGACAGATGTGTGCATGACAATCAGGTCACGTATCTTGAGGGGATATCTCTCAAGGTCACTGAGCTGCGTGTTCAGCATGAACTGCAATGAGAAGCCAGCCTTGCCGTATTCAGCCTTACGTTCTGCCAAGTCCATGTCGGTGAACCGTAGAGGGTCGATAGAACCGCCCTCAGAGACCGTAGAGAGCCTCTTGATGTATGGGGCTAGCCCAGAGCCATATTTGTCCATCTCTTCGTCTGTGGGCATCAGAGCGGGCCAGATACGGGTGGTGAATGTTTCAGGCAGCTTGTTGTAGATACTGTCCTCAGTCTGAGGTGTACCCAAGTAGATCACTCGGGACTCCTTCTTAGGCTTCAGGATAGCCGAGAACTCCTTGGTTCTCTCTAGGAGCTTCTCTCGCATATCTGCTGTAGCTGAGTTGTTCAGCACCTCAACGTCATCAGCAATGATGATGTCGGCTCGAGTACCTGTGATCTGACCAGTGATACCCACAGATTTGACTGAGGGTGACTGATCAGGTTCAGCAGGGGATACGTCGAATTCGATCTTAGATTGCCTCTGGTTGTCTTTAGGCACTAGGTGCTTCAGGACATCCATCTGGTTCACTAGATTCAGCGTGAACGTGGTGAAGTTGTCTGCCCTGTTCTTCGAGGCTGATACGACCAGTATCTTCTTCTGGGGGTCTTTAAGTAACTCCCAGAGAACGTAGGCAGACGTAATGAACGACTTACCTACACCTCGGAAAGCCTGTACGCATATCTTAGCCTCTCCGTCCTGTAAGAACTGGGCTATGTCATATTGGACAGGTGTAGGGTCTGGTAGCTTGATCTCCTTCCACACTAGGTAGAGGAACTTACGGAAGTCCTGTTTAATGGGCCTCAGAGGGTCACTGAGAGCCTCTGGAGGGGTCTGGGGTATGGTTACACCAGATTGACCCTCCTGCTTCTGTATGGGCTTCCTAGAGCTTTTCTTAGGCATTAGCTTTTTTCTTGATAGCGAAGCCGCCCTTCTTAGCTCTCATCTTTGCGTAGGTCTTAGGGTCAACTGTAGACTTCTTCTTGGACCGGCTTGTGCCAGCCTTCTTACGCTTGTTCATGTTTTCGTATAGTGACATTAGCAATTCCACCTTCTTAATGATGCTCTGGCTCTCTCAGAGTTCTCGCTGTTTCTGACGACGCCTCTCATACGGGCGCAGAATGATTTCTTCCTGCCCTTTTCCCTTTCGGTCTTAGGGTTGGGGGCAGGGGCTTTTAGGTTGGCGTTGTTCTCTCGGTTGTACTTCTTGCGGCCCTTTTCCGTCAGACCGGCACCTTGTTCGGTAGAGAGCTTCTCGCCCCTCTTAATTGACAGATTGCTCATCAACGTCCTCCCCGAAGTCTGGCAAGGATGCCATCAGCTTGCCTATGTTGTTGTCGGGTGAGGGGATAGCCTCGATGCCATTGTCCTTCAGGAACTTGATGGCTGCGCTAAGTTCTGCTGGGGATGCCTCTCCTGACCTGACACGCCCTAGTAGCTCTTGGGCCACGGCGTCATGCAGGGTGGAGAGCAGGGCTTCTGATGCTCTACTCATTGCCATTCTCCTGTACGAATCTGTTCGGTGACATCGATGGCCCGTTGGCCGACTTGGTTAGCCCAGCGACTCTGTAGGAATTCCTCGGAGGCCATATCGAAGTTTCCGTCCTTTAGCAGAGCCATTGCGTTTACGAACTTGGAGACTGTCCCTATCCCTACGTTGAAGGTGAAGTTGATAAGGGCTGCTAAACGTACCTCGTCGAGGTCTGCTGTCCACGGAAAGTGGGCTGCTAGTTGCCTCTTTGCTTCCTCGATGTCGTTGAGTAACAGCATCTCTGCTTCTTTCTCTGAGATGCCGATGTCGTCTAAGTTCCGGCCTACGCCTATCGAGGTTTTGTTGGCTGTGCATTTATAAGGTTTTAACCGAAGTCCCTCATGGCGTTTGAGTTGCTGTACGAGTTCGTTCATTTACTTTCTCATCCTGTAGACGATGTTGATTGCCGTGTTTGCACACACCGCCAACAAGGTCAGTATCTGTAAGAATATTGCGATAATCTCTAATTCCACTACTTCGACACACCTTTGATCTTTTCTGCCGTTCTGAGGCCACCAAGGCCGAGCATTCCGAGCAGTACGGTCATAAGCGAATCCATGTTGAATTCAGGGAGGGAATCCACCGGCACCGGCAACTCAGGGAAGGTCATGATTGCGAAGACGATGATGGGGTAGAAGATGAAGTGGTAAGCGAGGGCCACGCCACAGGTCCATCCGATGAATGGACGCCAGCCAGCGACGAACACGCTTCTGTGTGACGCTGCGGCCTTGTTGATCTCGATCTGCCCTAAGTTGGCTTCATGAGCCTGACGGGTAGCCAGTGTGGCAATCTCATGGGCCAAAGCGTTCTTCTGGTCTTTATCCTCGATGAACTTATCAAGTAGGCCAGCCACTGGCCCTATTAATGCTTGAATCATATTCCTAGTCTTCCTTTGATCTCGGCACACTTGAATGCCACTGCTTTGTGGTTAGGCAGTGTGGAGATTTGGCGAGTCATTTCCTCGACCCGCTCTACACATTGTTTTCTGGTTTCGTATGGTCCCCTAGTGTCAACCGCTTCAAAACAGGCAGTAGGGTTGGATAGGAGACACACCATTACCCATGCCTCTAACATTACTTTGTTTCCTTATTTATCCAGATGGCGAAAGCCCCACTAGCGCAGCCTGTGATTATGGATACGTAAGCTGACTGGCTGGGACTGGGGTCGGGGAGCGACATGAACCATAGGCACGATTTCCAACTGAGAACCGTGAAGGTCGCCATCATTAATCTGGGCAAAATGGCCCATCTGTTGAGCATCTCAGGGGTCATCATACCCACCCCTTCAGCCACGCAATCCACAGGGAAAGCCCACCGCCACCAAAGACAATGATGACGAAAGCTACGACGGCAGCTAGGATGCGTTCTCGACGCATGGCCTCTAGTTGGAGTTGCTTTTGGATTCTTGCCCGTTCATTAGCGATCTCGGCTTGTAGCCTTTCCCACTGCCCAGGCTTTCCATATATCTGGAAGATACTACGTAGCTCGTTACGCATATCAGCGAGCTTTTCTTTTCTAAAGTGTTTCTCGATTGCAGAGTCTTCTGCGAATGAAAATTTTGCTTTTTTCTTCTGGGTTGCACCAAACTGTAGTTCAGCCTCCCCCTTTGCATATCGTTGGACTGCCGACGAAAGGGAATTTATATCCTTGCCCATCTGGACGGCTTTCATCAGTGCCGAATGCCCCGCAGAGACCGCTGCGAAGGCACTCACTGGATCAATCATTAGTAGACCTCCACGTTCTCTGTGTTGACATATTTGGGAACGCAATAGGCAGTCACTCTGTCCTTCGGGTCTATGAAGGCAGAATAACTGTAATTGCCGTATCTCTTGGATATTTGGGAAGCGAAGTAGTTGCAGCGGTTGATGTCAGCGAAGTACATATCGCCGCTGGTTAGTGTTCTGTACTCCCCAGTCCCGATGAAGACTAGGAGCAAGAACAAGTGCTGCATTTACATCTTCATTAGGAGGGACGATGCAAGGCCAACGATAATTACCGTTGACCCCATAATCATGGCTTCAAGTCGCCACATCCGTTTGTCGAGGCTCTCAAGTTTTCCATGCACCATCTCATAGCGGATGGCACATTCCTTCTCGTGAGCATCTAGTTCCATCTGAACCTTTAGTTCAGGCTCTAGTTGCTGTGACATTTTCATTAGTCACCTGACTGCGCTGCCGCTGCTTCCGAACCGGCGAGGTCTGCGAAATCTCTTGCTCTGCTCATTCTCCGGCCTCCAGTGCTGCTACTTTTGTCTCAAGGGTTTCGATCTTGGCGACGGCTTCTTGCAGCGCGCCGGTCAGGAGCGGCACTAGCTTGCTCTGGTCGATGCCCTGCATCACAGCGTTGCCGTCGTCGTCAACCTCATTGTGTTCGCCGTGTACAGCTTCCGGCACAACGGTCTGTGCCTCGTGGGCGAGGAAGCCATCAATCGTTGTATCTGCATCTGCGATGAAGTTAAATCGCTTTGGTGCAAGCTGCTTCACACGGTCAATAGCGCCGGTCATGTCAGCCACATTTTCTTTTAGGCGATGGTCACTAGTCGTGTTGAAAGCTGTTGAACTACCGCTTGTCCTAATGCTCCCGACACCGCCGTTTGGGTTTTTGAACAACATATGGCTAGTGCTAGATGTGCCATTAGTGTTTTCGGTTGTGATGCCGGTATGCGGAACACGGTTAAATTTCAAAGATAGTTTTTCTGCTCCACTAGCAGAAGAGGTTCCAATAAGTAGCTCACCGTCTTTTTCTAGACGCATCCTCTCTGCTGTAGTACCTGCGCTTGCTGTTAAGAAAAGAATAGCGCCGCTATTCGCCGCACCGTCTGTTTTTACTGCTATCTGACCCAAATCGCTGTCTGAGGTGTTGCCGAACTTGATGGAACCTACCTGCTGGTCGGTGTTGTTGTCGTTCCTTCTGATTTGGATGCCGTAACCACCGCCACTAGCCGGACTTTCAATTTGCAACAAATCGGGGGTGTTACTGCTTGTGGCGTTGATAAGCAGCTTTCCGTCGCTGTTGATGCGGAGGCGTTCATTGCCGCCGGTTGACACAGCCATCGCATCATTAGCAACATCATAAACTATACGACCGTTCAGCCGATTAGTGCTGCCGCCCATAAACAGCCGCACAGAGTTTGTATCGTCTCCACCTTGAATTTGCACATCTGTTGCGGCTCCAGACGCACCCTTAATATGTACCAATTCAGAAGGACTGGTTGTCCCGATGCCGATGTTTTCACTGCTATCAATCGTGATGGCGTTGGCATCAGCATTGTCATCGATGCCCGTCGAGGCAAAGTTGGCAACTACGGCTGATGCCTTATCTCTTGCTCGTGTCATGTCTAAGCCCCCTTATGGTTTAGTAGGCCAGACAACATCATCCAGTGACGAGTAGTTTGCAGGGACATCCCGAAGTGCCTGACGGTATGTAGTCTGAGCATCGGTCATCGTGCGGTCACTCGTAGCCCACCAATCTGTGTCAGCCAGTTTACGGTCACGTTCTTCACGAAGAAGACGCATAGGTTCTGCGGCTACAAGCTCATCCTTCTTGGCTGATACTTGTGTCCATGTGACACCCCAAGTAGAGGTATCGTC